CGCTCTTCCTCTGAAAGGAACATTAAAACTAGGTACAGTCATACCTGGTAATGATGTTGAACGACATAAGAAAGCAAGGTCTTCTATTTCGCCACCAACTTGTGCGTAACCAGGAAAAGGCATTGTCACCTTAAACTGATTGGCTCTAGCGCCACCGCCTGCAAGTTTAGCTTTGAAGTCATTAATGTTTGCCATTTTTTATTCTCCCCTTAACCTGCAACTTCATCAAAACTGACACCAGTTCTGGTTGCGATAAATTGTAAAGTAATAAAGTTAATGCTTCTTGCTGGTTTAATGAAAATCTCAGCAATGAATTCATTTCTATCAATTACTTCACCTGTGTTGTTAGTTTCATCACATACTACTAAGAAGTCTGTGATACCTCTTCGACCTTGTACTTCTCTTAGGAAAGGTTCTACAATGTTTCTAAAGTTCGCTCTTGTAAATTCATCATTGAATTCAAACAATTGGAATTTAGAAGCAGTTGCTACTGCCTTCTCTAAAGTGATGAACAGTCGTCTAACATTGATTCTATCAAATGCTGACGGTGCCGATAATCCAGTTTTGTCACCGAATAATACAGTACCTTGTCCTGGGAATGTTGTCACAGGATTTATTCTAGCTCTGTATAATTCATCTCTTTGAGATTGTGTTGGATTGAAAGCAAGTTTAACTGCTCCTCTGATAATACCTCTGTTTAGTCCTGCTGGTGAAAACCAAGCGTCTGCGACTAAATCGGTTCTCGCTGATAAACCAGCAAGGTCACCGTTTAAAGGTACATATCTGTACATGTCATTATATCTGTCGTACATATATTTGTAACCACTATCAAACATTACATAAGATGATGAACGGATTGCATTAAAGAATCCTATAACATTATCTTTTTGTGTGTTTGCGTCTGCTACACCAGCGACATCACTTCTCTCAGGAGAAGCAAATACAACTGCGTCTTTTCTATTTTCTGCAATTGTAATTAAGTTGTCAATGTGTGTTGCGTCACCGTTACCGGCCATGATTAGACCTACATCAACAGTTTCAGCGTCTGCAAATTTTTGATAAGCAGATAGTTTCTGAGCTGTTGTTGCAGCTGTTCCGTCAGAACCACTTGCTAGTGATACATTACTTACAGTTGTTACATCCGTAAATGTAGTTCCTGAAGCAGCTGTACCCCAGTTTGAACCGCCAGCGTTATGGTCCATCCAGTAAATGTAATTTGATGAATTGTAAATTACATCTGGATAGTAGTTAACAGAACCTTGAGGTGTTTTTGCGTCTGAAGCTTTTGATACAGCAGCAAAGGTTTCTAAAACATCACCCTTAACTCCTGTGATTGCTCCGTCTTCGTCAACAACTGCAATATGCAATTCGTCATTAGACCCACCTAATGCTGTAGCAAAAGGTGATGTACCTGGTGCTTTATCAAATAAGTCGTAATGTCTCCATCTTCGTCTTACATTTGCACCGTCAGTTGGTACTGCATGTAAACCTGAAGAGTCACTTGCTACGAAGTGTTGAGGTTCGTCTTTTCTTACTATTGTTAAGTCATTAGTTGCGACACTAATTACTCTGTACTCGTACTGGTCACCAAAGTTTACGATATCTCCTGCACTTATGCCGGTTGCTGAAGCAACTGTAACTACTGTGTCACCAACAGCCATTCCGCTGTCTGATACAGTTGTTTTAGAAGTTTCTTCATAAGCAGTAGCACTTGGACATGTTGAAATAGATAAACTGTTTCCCCACACTCCAGCTGTTCTAGCTGCCCATAAACCAACAGAGGCTGAGCCGTCTGCGTAATTATCTTGGTAATCAGTAGTATTTTTTATTACAAATGCACTACCACTTTCGGTAGCATTTGATACAGATGAATTCTGTACACGAACCACTCTTAAAGAATTAGAGTATGCTAAGAAGTTAGCAGCTGTAAAAAATCCCTCAAATGTTGTTGAGTTAGGTTTTCCAAACTTGCTTACTAGTTCTTGCTCGCTAGATATACTAACTATCTCATCTAACGGTCCTTGTGTCGCTTGAAAAGCAACAGCACCGATAGAAGTCGAAACAGCCGGTATAATTCTTGTAAGGTCTTTTTCCTGTACGAGAACACCTGGTGATACTTGAAATGCCATTAGGTTTCTCCTTTAATTAGCTAATTATTTTAAAATAGTCAATACTCATAAGTTTTCTTATGCCCATATTCAAAATTCAACCTTACTGATATTTATAAGATACTAAAATTAGAGACCTTTATGAACAACAGGATGCCAAACTGTACCATATTCATCTACTTCCGATTTCTCATGGTCTGGTATACCGTCATCTACGAAGCCAAAAGGCGCCATATCTTGTTCAATTAGTGATTGTTGTTCTTCATATAACATTTGTCTTGCGTTTGTATCAGTCATCTCCTTGAAGAACGGTTGATTAGATAACCAACCAAAGATAACTAAACACATCATTAAATCGTCTGTACTACCATCATCAGCCTGCCATGATTGACCTTTTCTTATAAAGGTAGACATCTCTTCAATGATATTAAAATCATTTATAAAAACTTTATCAGATTCTATAAGAGTTTTAATATTAGCACAACCAATTTTTTTAATCTGTTTGGTCATTTTGACACCAAAACCAGAACCTCTGCCACTAAATCCAGCACCTAATATCTGGCCAGCACGACCTCTTTGAGTTGTCATTAATAGATTGTCATACTCTAATTCAAACTGTAATGCTTCTGCAATTTGTTGACCTAGGTCATTTGTTTCTACTAACACATGAGCATGATTGTATGCCGTACACACTTTTTGAATTGTATGTGGAAATAGTAATGGTCGTATTTCATTGTTACGAAACTTTGCAACAATTTTAAATGGCATTTGTGTTACATCTAATATTACAAATGCTGAGTAATCTTTTGATACACCTCTGGCGACATCAACTGTACATACATATGTGTTACCTTTTTTAGGATTTTCATACACATCTAATCCTGCATTTGATTGAATAGGATTACTATATGCCATGTTTTTAATTTTTGCTGGACTGATAAGTGTATTAACAGAACCTAAAAACTCACACTCAAACTCTTGTTGAAATTGCTCAGGTGAGGTGTTTCTAATTGTTGCCTCTTTCCAGGCCTCATCTCTACCTGGCACCTCTGACCAATGTACTTCGATAGGTATATAATCGTTTCGTTTATTCTCTGCGTCTGTCCATAACTTATAAAACTGATTCATACCGTATGGTGTAGATACGATAATCATTTTTGTTTTTTGTCCAGATGATATCGTAGGATATACAGCACTAAAAAACATCTCTGCTATATTAGCAGGTACGAAAGCAAACTCATCAAGGAAGATAATGTTATAAGAACCACCTCGAATAGCACTTGAAGATGTTGCAGCCGCCACAATGATTGACTTGTTTTCTAATTCAATGTTACCTTTGTTCCAGTTGATAACTCCTTGTTGCATCCACTTTGGTAGATTTTCATATGCTAACTGTACTCTACTTAAAATATCTCTAGCAGTAGATGATTTGTTTGCTAGAATAGCAATATTAGAATTAGGATTGAAAAGAGCATAGTGAAGCAGATAAGACACAGTAGTTGTAGATTTACCACTTTGTCTAGGTAGTTTACAAATAGTGAAACGGTTGTCATGGATTGTCCTCACGATATGTTTTTGAAAGTCGTACATCTTGAAAGGTACTAAACCCTCGTCTAGTGACACAATACGGATGTAATTGGTCATAAAATAGATAGGGTCTTGAGCACACTTTTGATATTCTTTTATTTGTTCTTTTGTGAATTCAATAGGTGTGTTAACCTTTTTAAGATTCGGATTACCTAGATATGCGTCACTCATCTAATATAACTCCTTCAATATGGGTGTAACCCATTTTAATGGCTGCCTGTACTCTTTGACTGCCTCTGAAAACTGAATATTCTTTTTCTGCATATGTAACATTACCGACACCCTTTCTAGGTGTTTTAGATACACTATATTTTCTGACTTCTATTGGATTTAACAGGTCTTTACCACGAATTAAATCTGGTAACGGCGTCATAGACTTGATGTAGTGTATCTTATCTATTTCAAGTATTATCTTGTTTGGTACCTGTTTCTGTGCCTTCAATAACTTCATCATCTTTCCTATTTAACATTTTTTGTAGTTCATTGGTCGAACCTACAAACAAAGCATTTTTAATATTAGTGTTTGCTGTTTTAGGTAACTCTTTTAAATCTTTTAATTTTTTTTGTAAGTCTTGTAACTTATCTACTGTGCCTGCAACTGTAGTAATTAATTGACCAGCAACCTCATAAGCTCTAGGGTGTTGGCCTTCTTTTGCAATATCTAAAATACCTTCGATTGCCTCATTACCTTTATCTATAAGATTATAATAATTTTCTCTACTATTTTCATAATCTTGGTCAACATGAGGTTTACTTTCATCTATCTTTCTAGGTACTGGTACTGGTTGTTCAAACTCAGCCATAGAAAACTTCTCTTCTTTCTTTTCTATACCTAAAATTTCATTTACATTATCTTCTAATTTACTCATCATTGCCACTCGTAGGGTTATATCGTTTACTATCAGTATGAAAAGTTAAACTTGTTGTAAATCCAAAATCATCATCACCGTCAGCTGATGTAGGATTTGGCACTACAATAATTCTTTCTTCTCTTGTTAATGGACTATCTGTATCAGTACCAAGGTCTGTTTGTACTTTTTTAATTACACCTTGATTAGTCATTGGTCCGTACAGATAGGTCTTAGCAGTAAAACTTAATGTATAAATTACTGCTCGTCTTTGTGTAAATTCACCATTGTATGTGTCTTCATAGTTTACACTATTTAATATTATAGGTACATCTCTTTTTATATCTAACTCAGGAACCATATTCATTGTTACTGTATATTCAGGTTGAAAGAATGGTAAAATCTGTTCTATGATTTGTAGACCATTCTCAG